AATGGCGAAAACTCAGCGTATTTTTGAGCCTCAGCCCTGCTGCCAGTCGTCTTCAGGTCAGCCATCTTCTGTTTTTTGCCCGTTTTCTGCGAAAAAAGGTCGGAAGAAGCGTGCCTGGTGCCTGGTGCTGGCGATGCCAGAGTAAAGATCTAATAGTCGGCGAAGAAAATGGCGTATTTTCAGCGTATTTTTTGGCTTCACGGGGACAGGAGAAAGGGATGGCCAGGCGCTGCCAGCGTCCCCTACGTTAATTTATTAGGTTGGCGAGGATCTGGCGTATTTTTAGCGTATTTTACAAACTCGATTAGTTGGTTTTCGTTCCAAGGTTCGTCGATTATCACATCAGGTTCTAGTTTCGCACCCACTTGAGCAAGCTCCGAGCCCCTTTGTCCTGTATATATTCGCGCGCCCCTCTGTAAGAGGGCCTTAACGCAGATGAAAGACGTGCCACCATTTTTAAAATAGTGATAGTGCCATGCAATTTGCTTTGAAGTAATCGCAACTTTGTTATGTTTAGTTAACTTTAATTCTAACCAAAAAGTATATCCATTGTGATCTTTGGGATCTGCAAAAAATCCATGTAAATCAGGGATTCCAGGAGATGTTTTAGATTCAACTCTTGACCACTTAACAATGTTACTATGCTTTAATATTTTTTGACTTAAATTTTTTTCCCTCATCACTCTTTTTAACTTCTGATGCAATTGAATTTATTACTTTAGGGAAACGTTTTTTTAATTCTTCTAGTCTTCTTTCAACTTCTTGTTTAGGCATGTTATCAATAGATCCAGTTAATATTTCTTTTCTATCAACATACAACCCAGCAGCTTTTCCACGTGAAATCTCTGCACTAACCGCTGCAGTGTAATTACCTTTTTCTTCTGCAGACAAAGATAATTGTTTTAATCTTCTCATGTGTCTATTGTAATTAACATGATATTTTTTATGTTGTTCTTCTCGTAACATCAAAATGTAATCATAAACTTTTGGATACTTCTCTCTATTTTGCAATTGACTAGCAATCTGTCTGGCAGATCTTTCGGAATATCCTGCTTCAATAGCACACTCTGTTGCCGTCCACTCGCCATCATAAAGTATTAAAAGCTCACAAAACTTTCTTTGTTGTGGGGTTACATCGACTATTTTTTTACTTTCAACCATATAAGACAACTTTTCTAAATCTATGTTTTATACCAAAAATCATCCGCGCGCGATACTAGAAGTGTTACCTGTTACCTGAGATAAAATACAATAGGTAACAGTATAGGTAACACTTTTTTCTTTGTTTTCTGCTTGTTTCAAGAGAATGTTACCTGTGTTACCTGAGATTCTGACAAAAATATAAAAAAAATAAATTTCAAAATATTTACTTATATAGGTTACTTAAAGAATTTAGGATCTGAGTCTAATTTTGTTGTTTGCAAAATCTTCTCCAGGGCCTTTATTCCTTGCTCTAGCACGTAATCCCATTCTCCTTGTTTATAGGTTCTATCATAATGCTCATCAGCAAACCTAACATGTATCGAGCCACAATTCCCACACTTATGAGTGCTTTGAACTGGACTTGCTGGTAAATGTAATAACGTTTCTACCATACCGCTCCTTCATCTTTCTATTAATGTGACTGGCTGCAGCTATTTGATCTGTGAACTTAAATTCACTCAACAGGAGGGAACACCTGGAGGAAAAATCATTAGGTGCTAACCCCTCCAACAAAAAGTCAATCATACTATTTTGTGCATCTAAAATAATATCCTTGCTTTTCATAACTGTTTATAGCCTCCATAACGGATCGTCCATTAACAGCCTTAATTGTATACCAATAATTATATTAATACACAACTAATTATAGGTGAGGGCGAACTGAAAAAGAATAAAAACTTCGCCCTCGAATAAATTATATCAGTATTTAATTTGTTCCACCACTAACAATATGCGGACCACGGACCTCGTATATGTGCCCATTGTCCATTGATCCACACTTAATATAAACAACCCCTTGATTATTACATTGTTTACAATCCAAGGGCACCGGATCTGCGTTCATTGTAACCATTACATATCCATTACCCTGGCATTGCTGGCAAGTTTCCTCTTTTACATGAAACTCTCTATAAACATCTCTATTTAATTCTTTTTCCATTATCTTACCCACGGTTTATAATCATATCTTTGAGATAAAATAGAAGCAATCCTACTTTCTCTATGTCTAACTAACCACTCTTCCTTGTTCCTCGGGTCGCGCATACATAACGGACTAAGCCTTTCCCACTCTTTCACTAACCTCGTGCGGAGCGTCGCAGGGCGACTAACATCTAATTTATCGCCGAGTTTTCCATTATTGTTTTTTGTTTTTCGAACCATGCATCCATCTCCTCTCTAGAGCAAAGTAATTGTACATACTCCTCTCCATCTTTTTCTACTATTTTTAAAACACCATCTTTCTCAGCATGAGCAAGTGATAATCTAAAATATTTTTCAATTGTCTTGGCAACTTCTTTGTCACCATGTTTGACCATTAAGTATTCAATAATCTTATCTTTTGTTTTTTCTTTCATCTTTTTCTGCTTTCTCTAACATTTGTTCTATCAAACCAGTGACTGACTGAAACCGTTTCTTTGCCAGTGTCTTTAATCGTGCACGAGTTTCATGTCGTACTGCGACTGTTGTAAATGCATTTTTATATTGTACTGTCATTCTGTCTTTCCTTGCTTTCCATTTTTTTAAATTTTCTTTTGCACTCTTACCAATACCTAATTTAACAAGATGTGCTGCAGCTCTCTCATCCATACCCTTCATCAATTGATTGTATGCCTCTATTTTTTTACGGGACATTTTTCATCATCTCCTGCATTTTCCAGTACCATAGAATTCTAAATTGTACGTCCTCAGCCTCAAGCATTGCTTTACGCAAATACTCAACTCGATTCCAAAATAATTCTTCACTCATAGGTAAAGATTTATAATCTCCTATCTTGACTACGATAGCCACCAAAATCCCCCTCTTTCCCAAACAATGTAAATGCCAAACAAAATGGCAATAAGTAATGTTTGTCTGTAGAGGAGTAACCCCATCGCTATAATCGTGCCTAGTATTAAGTACATAGTCATGATGACTCCTTTCTGAGGTAACCCCTCTATAAGTACATATAACTATTTATAAGATTTTTTCAACTCTTTTATCCAATCTTTATATTGTTCGTTTAAAACTTTATGAGAAATCTTAGTTTTACTAACTAAATTGGATATGATGTGTTGGTCCACTGTGCCTGCACATTGAAGATCTATGTAAGTACATTTATTATTCTGGCCTAACCTGTGAATTCTATCTTCTGATTGCACCCTTACTTCTAAATCATAATTATTAGAGTAATAAATTATAGTGTCAGACACTGTTAAGTTAAGACCATAACCACCTGTCTTGGGATTTGCTACAAGATACTGCAGATCTGATTTAGGATCTTTAAATCTTTCAATAATATTAGTTCTGTCCTGGTCCTTTGTACCACCGTAAAATGCTTCGACAACAGCAAAGCTTTCATATTTCTTCCTTATTGCTTTCACAATTCTTTCAATATTGTGCCTATATGTTGCCCAAATTATTACTTTGCCCTCTATCTCATCAAGACAATCTAATAATGATTCTAATCTTGGTATCATACCCTTTTCATCATGTAGATCTACACTCTCACCCTCATCAGTTGTTAAAAAGCCACAAGCGATCTGATGTAATCGCATCATCATAGTAAGTTTAGCAACAGCCGTAGTTTCTTCTCCTGTATCCAATCGTGCAATTTGTAATGCTTGCATCTGTAAATATGCATCTTCTTGTTTGCTATTCATTGATACTTCTCTAGTCACAAATGTTTTGTCTGGCAGATCTAAACAATCTTGCTTACGAACTCTAAAAGAAAAATTTTGTAATTTATTATTTAACTCATGTATGTTTTGATATCCTAAAACTTTTTGATAAGTGTAATCTGCTGCATAACCAGTTTCCATAACACAATATCTATTTTTGTAAGACCAGTAACTTGGTTGACCCAGGTGATCTAAATTTAAAAACGCACACTGTGAAAAAAGATCTAACGGACTACGGGTCACGGGCGATCCAGTCAAGATCCTACGAAACTTTGCTAGTGTTCCAAGTTTTAATATCGCTTTTGTCCTAGCAGCTTTAGGATTTTTAATTGTCGTAGATTCATCAATCGCAAACATTGCAGGAAATAACTGTAAAAATTTATCAGCTATCTTTTTACCCTTGACTGTAGAGAAAGCTTCTACGTTCATTAAAAAAATTTTAAATTTATTTAAATTTTGATACATGAAATCTTTTCTTCTTCTAACTTCTTTAATAGTTTCATTTGGATTCCAATCATACACATCGTAATCTTCTATTAACGGAGACATGTGTGCTGGCAATTGTTCTACTTTCCAGTTTCGATACACACCTTTTGGAGCTACAATTAAAGCACCATCAATTTTTTTGGTAAGATATAATAAACAAATATTATCTATTAATACTTTAGACTTACCTGTCCCCATCTCCATAAAATAAGCATATGTTTTCTTATTCCAGGATAGCTTTAATGCCTTATGTTGATGTTCGAACGGCTTCGTCCGAAAACGATACGACAACTCCATATGTCCTTTATACTTGAAAAACTACAAAAAAACAAATAAATGTAAAAAGACTTGAGATTGTTCACTATATGATGACTCCTTATATCTCGGGTCAAGGCTAAAAGAATCAGGGCGCCCCGAGACTAACACTCATTCATAACAGGCGCCCTTTTCTTTTTGTTGACAATATAACAAATTATATTTACAGAAGTTAATGTTGTTAGCTGCAACAGAATAGGAGTCAAATGCCAAAGGATCTGGATTACATTTTAAATACGCTTGAAGAAAAAGCTATTGATCAAAAAATAAAAGACATCGACACAGAGGGTTTATCTGACATTGGTGCGTTGTGTAAAAAACTTGTTGAGGCAAGAAAAGAAAAAGCAATGCATGAGAAAGCTGTAGAAGACACTACACAAGAAATACAAACCTTGAGTGAAACTATTGGAACTTATTTAAAAGAAAAAAATTTAACATCATTTAAACTTACTGATGGTAGTTCTGTAGAGTATAATGAAAAACTTAGAGCAAATATTAAAAGAGAAAATATAGCAGAAGCATACGAGTTCATACGGACCGAGGGCGCCGGAGATCTAATTAAGAACGAAATCAAAATGCAGTTTGGCAAAGGACAAGACCAGGACGCAGAAGAATTCAAAACATTTTTAAAAGACAAAGGTTTAGTGCCTATTGAGAAACAAGGCATTGCATGGAATACTCTCGATGCATGGTGCAGAGAGACTATAGAAAAATACGCAACACAAGGAAAAGCTTTTCCAGAAGAAGTGTTTGGTATCTTTCGTTATCACGACGTTAAAATAAAAAATAAATAGGAGGTCATCATGGCAACTAAAGGAGTACCTGCCAATAAAAAATCTACAGCAGTAGCTGAGGTAGATGAGGCATTAGAATTAATAATACAAAACGTTGGAGATGGGTTAGGTAATGTTACCACTCAAGATATACTAATACCTAGGTTTCAAATCTTACAACCTATGTCACCAGAAATAAGTGACAAGACAGTAAAAGGTAATACGCCAGGTAATATAATTAATAAAGCTAACAAAGAAACATTTGACGGCGAGGCGGGCATACGTGTCGTGCCTTGTGAGTTTTTTAGAAATTATGTCGAGTGGGAGAAGAGAGGACAGACTTCAAGAAAAGCACCTGTCAATACTTATCCTGCAACATCCGACATAATGAGTAAAACCAAAAAGGATGAAAAGGATAATTTAAATTATCTACCTAATGGTAATTACGTTGAAGAGGTTGCGAATCATTTGGTTGTGGTTCTAGACGAAGATGACCTACCGCTATCTAAAGCTTTAATCACTATGAAAGTTTCACAGATGAAAAAAAGCAGAATGTGGTTATATATGCAAAAGACTGCAATTCTTAAGGTAGCTGGTAGAGTCATCACTAATCCACCAAGTTATTCGTTTATATACAAATTAGGTACCACACTCGAACAAGTCGGAGGTAATCCAGTTCACAGTTGGGTCATAGAAAGACTTGATATGGTATCAAATAAGGACACCCTAGAATCCTGCATCAGCTTTGCAAAATCATTCCAACAGGGGGAAGTTGGAATAGCTCCAGATCATGACGACGAGCAGCAGGAGGAAATGGCTGATGTCACTCCAAGTTCTAGTGCACAAGATGCTGAAGAAATTTCTGGCGTGAAATTCTAGGGTTACAGGTTCGTAACAATGAATGGGAAAACTATGATGACCTCATGTGTACCGTTGGTTGTTGCGCGTGGGTGTGTTGGGTTGAAACCATATAAAACTTCGCCGTTTTATGACTCAACACACACCACTTACATGAGGTCAAAATGTTCGAGAAGTTTAAAGATATATTTAGTGGTCTAGACCGAGCGCATGGTGAATACATCGCTGGTGATCTTGACGAAAAAGGCAAAAAGGGCGGTAAAGCCTTCATTAAAAAAACGCCTGTTACAGATGATATGTGGAGGGCTCACTTACGTGGGGACAATCCTTCTCTTGGCATTGTTCCTATCAATGATGACAGCATGTCTCGTTGGGGGTGCATTGATGTGGATACTTATCCAATTGATCATAAGGCCATTATTGAAGAGATACAAAAACTAGAATTACCATTAATTGTAGCAAGATCAAAGAGTGGTGGTGCTCACATTTTTTTGTTTACAAAGGAGTGGGTTCCAGCAAAACTAATTAGAAGTAAATTAATAGAATGGTCAGCGGAGCTCGGTCATGCAAACACGGAAGTCTTTCCAAAGCAAATAAGCATTAATACAGAACGAGGTGATGTAGGTAACTTTCTTAACTTACCTTATCACGGTGGTGATGACTCTTTTCGTTACGCATTTGATGACAAAGCAGAAAGCATGACACTAGAAGAATTTATTATTAAGGTAGATGCAGTGGCGTTGACTAAAAGTCAACTAACAAAAACTAAAGCAAAAAGAGAAATTGCAGTTGAGATGGATGATGGTCCTCCGTGTCTGCAAACCCTTATGGCAATGGGAATATCAGAAGGTGGGCGTGACCAGGTTTTGTATCAGTATGCAGTTTATGCGAAGAAAGCTTTTCCAGATTCGTGGCAAACTAAAATTGGTAAATTTAATTATCAATACTTTTCACCAGAGCTATCAATAGAACAAGTTAACAAAACAATAAAGCAACATGAAAAACAAGATTATCAATACAAATGTAAAGACCAACCAATGTGTTCTGTTTGTAATCCAGTGCAATGTAAATTAAGAAAACATGGTATAGGATCAGCCTATCAACATCAGTTAACAGATCTTACTAAACTAGAAAGTGATCAACCTGTTTGGTTTCTGAATGTAGATGGGAAGCGTATGGAATTAGATACAGATACTTTGTATGATCAAAACAAATTTAGAAAGCGTTGTATGGATGTGCTTACAGAATTACCACCAAGAATGAAAGAAGTTGATTGGTCGGCTAAGGTAAATTTTTTATTAGAGTCTTGCGATGTAATTGAGATGCCTAAAGAAATTTCTAAACAAGGTAGATTTGATGAGCATCTCAGATCATTTATGAGAGAGAATGGTGAGGCATTATCTATTGATGAAGTTTTAATTGATAAAGTTTTCACAGATAAGGATGATACATCTTGGTTTACTTTAAGTGCATTAGAATCATTTTTAAAATCAAGAAAATTTACAGACTACAATGAAACACAAATATGTGGTAGAATTAGAGAGTTAGATGGCGGGAGCAAAAAGAAAAGAGTCAAAGGATCTTTAGAGCATTTGTGGTACATGCCATCATTTAATTTTGATAATACACCTTTACCAACGAAAGATCTAGAAGATGAAACACCTTTCTAAATTACAAATAACAAATAAAAATATTTTAAAAATATTTGGACCGCCAGGAACGGGTAAAACGAAAACACTTTTGGATATTGTTGAAAGAGAATTGCAAGAGAATTGTACACCTGAAGACATTGCTTTTTTGACTTTTACAAGAAAAGCCAGAATCGAGGCGGTAACACGGGCTAGTAAGCTTTTGAAAGTCGACGCAAAAAAATTTGAATACTTTAAAACTTTGCATAGCATAGCTTGGAAGGTTGGTGGATTCCAACCTAAACATAAAATGACACCAAAACACTGGTTTATGTTTTCTGAAGTTATGCAAAATCATAATGTGGCTGGCAATGTAGAAATAAAAATAGACAAAACTTTAGAAGAACAAGGAAGAGATATTGCGAGTAATGAATACATATCTATGATTAATAAAGCTAGACAGAAGATGCAAGACATAAGCACTTATCTTAAAACAAATAGATCTATGAATGGAGGTTATTTAATGATGCAGCAAGTTGCTGATCTATTAAAAAAACATAAAGAAAAACATGATATCTATGATTACACGGATAGTATTGAAAAAATAGTTTACGAAGAAATTGATGTGCCACAATTAAAAGTTGTAATTATAGATGAGGCGCAAGATCTTACATTATTGCAATGGGCACTCGTAATTAAATTTATAAATTCTGCCGAAAGAGTTTTCATAGCAGGGGATGATGATCAAGAGATTTATGATTGGGCAGGAGCAGAAGCCTTATTTTTCAAGAACTTAATAGGTAAATCTCAAGTATTAGATAAGTCATATAGAGTGCCAAAAAATATAGCAGATAAATCTAAAAAGTTAATAGAAAGAATTCCTGTTCATTTAAGAGAACAAAAGCATTGGGACTCTGTGCATGATGGAGGTAAAATAATTTACTTAGATAATGAAAAATTTATTAACTATAATTTACCTGGAACTTATTATTTTTTAGCTACATGTGGATACATGCTTTACGATGTGACCAAAGAGTTGCGTAAAAGAGGTTTATTCTATAAGAATGGTAGGCACCTATCAATAAAAGAGGAAGTAATCTATGCTATTAACACATGGAAGAAACTACAAGAAGGCGAACAAGTTTACGCAGACTCAATAAAAAATTTATTTGAACACATGAAAACAAGAAATAAAAATAATCCAAATGGTAGTTTGAAAGTGGGTGCAAAGACTTTTAGAAAATTGGAGATGGATAAAAAATATAATTACAATCAAACCAGGGAGTTAGGATTACTAGCAGAAGCGGAATTAAAATGGCATGAGGCTATAGACAAACTAGAAAACCACGATTTAGTTTATATAGAAAAAGTTTTTAACAATGGGATTAGTGTTAACAAAGAGCCTGACATAGTGGTTAATACAATTTACGGAGTAAAAGGGGGTGAGGCTGACAATGTTATTTTGTTTTCAAACATATCACCTGCAGCTCAAGATGCATTAAGAGAAAACATTAATGAACTTAGAAAAGTTTTTTACACAGGTATGACAAGATCCAAAAAAAATCTTTATATAGTTAAAAAAGAAAAGGGCTATGTTTTTAAGGAGTTATACGCGTGACAGCTTTTGACGAGAAAGAGTGGTTACTGCCAGAAAATATACCTGACATAGTTTTTGATTCTGATGTTATTGCAATAGATTTAGAAACTTATGATCCTAATTTAAAAAGTCTTGGTCCAGGGTGGACACGAAATGATGGCGAAGTAATTGGTGTTGCCTTGGCTGTAGAAGGTTGGAGAGGTTATTTTCCTATTAAACACGCTATTGGACCAAACTTTGATCAAAAAGTTTTGTCTAGAAATTTAAAAAAAATATTATCATCAAACAGTAAAAAAGTTTTTCATAATGCATCTTATGATGTTGGCTGGTTGTCTCGCATGGGTTTAACGGTCCACGGAGATATGGTCGATACTATGATTATGGGAGCGTTGGTAGACGAAAACAGATTAAGTTACAGTCTTAATAACTTATCTAAAGATTATTTAGATGATAAAAAAAGCGAATCAGGTCTCTATAAAGCCGCGATTGAATATGCCGCCGATGCAAAAGCAGAAATGTACAAGATGCCAGCCATGAACGTTGGGCCATACGCTGAGCAAGATGCTTTATTAACACTAAAACTTTATAACAAATTTCTACAGTTAATTAAAGATGAAGAAATGATGACAATTTATGATTTAGAAATGAAATTGTTTCCTACAATATTTAAGATGATACAAAAAGGTGTTAGGGTAGATTTAGAAAAAGCAGACAGTACAGAAAAAGATTTAATTAAAAGAGAACAAAAGATATTAAACACAATATTAAAAGACACAGGAGTTGCAATAGATCCTTTCAATGCAAGATCTATAGCTAGAGCTTTTGATGCCAAAGGCATAAAGTATGATAGGACTGAAAAATCTAAAGCTCCTAAATTTGACAAAGATTTTTTATCTAATCATGAATCTGATTTAGCAAAGAATGTAGTACAGCTGAGAGAGATAAACAAAGCTAGAACCACATTTGTTGAAACAATAAAAAAACACGCACACAATGGTAGAATACACGCTTCTATTAATCAGTTGCGCAATGACATGGGTGGCACAGTATCAGGCAGAATATCCATGCAAAATCCAAATTTACAACAAATGCCTGCAAGAAATAAAGAAGTTAAGAATATTATTAGGACGTTATTTTTGCCAGAGGAAGGTCAGAAGTGGGGTACATTTGATTATTCTCAACAAGAACCTAGGATTATGACTCATTTTGCTTTTGATGTGAGAAGAAACAAACAAGAGTTACCTGGTGTTAGAGATGTAGTTGAAGCGTATAATGATCCCAGCACAGACTTTCATCAGCAAATAGCTGATATGGCCGAAATTGATAGGAAGAGTGCAAAAACTATTAATTTAGGGCTG